CGACGCTGATGGTCTGCATGATGATCGTGGAGGGATTCACCAGTGATCCCGGAGTGAACGTCGAGCTGATGCCGGTCGGGCTGCTCATCGAGCCAGCCACAATCGTCCCGGTGTATGCACCCGAGCGAGCGATAGACCAGTTGTACGTGCCCGAGCTGCCACGCACCACGTTGACCGTGGGCGAACCACCAACCGTGAAGTAGCCCGGAGTCGAGCTGCCTCCATCACCACCACCCGTGTCGCTTCCAGGCTCAGAGACGACCACAGGAACCTTGAAGATCGAGTTATCGATGCCGGTGCCGCTGGCAGTGATCGTGATCTCGTAGACGCCTGGGACCGCGATCGAGCTTGCGGACACCGTGAGTGTCGTGGTGTCGCTTCCGCCGTAGGCGAGCGACGTGCTGGTGAGCGCACCTGTGACGGTGCCAATGGTCGGCGTTGCCGCGAGCGTGATGGTGCCGGTGTATCCGCCTCTGCTGGTGATCGTGATGTCGAGCACCGCAGTGTGCGACGGAGTGAGCGAGGCCGCAGACGGACTGGCCGTGAGCTTGATGCCGGTGCCGCCCGTGTCCACACCAATGACAACCGCAGGACGCTTCACAGGAGGCGGTGGATCATCAGGCGTGCGAACAGAGACAGCGATGCCATCGAGGATGATGCGATACAGAGCCGAGGGCTGGCCGCTCTCTACGGTGACGAGCGCGCCTTTCGGCTGCGGTGCTGCAGGCGTACCCGAGAGGACCGCCTTGGAATATCCTTTGGACGCCACGAAGAGATCTGGCCCCACCGCTGCGGAGGTGAACTTCCCGCCAGCGAGGAACGGTGCTCCATCACCAGCGATCGACGCAGAGTGCAGTGCGCCAGTCGCGGTGTTGATGACGCGGACGCCATTGATGTCGAAGATTGCGAGGTACTCCTCGTCGTCGTTCGGTCGGATCAGGGCGACGTGCGCGGATGCCGGATCGATCGTGCCGAGGTTACCGAGAGGGGTCGTTGGCTTGCGAACACCGAGGCCCTTCGCGGACGTTGGGAAGGTGTTCACCAGCTCATCAGCGAACCCAGGTCCACGGACCTCCGGAGGTGACTGAGAGACGCCACCTACGGGGGCCGGGATGTTCTGCTTGAAGAGGGACATTAGATCAGGCCTCGGGAGGCCCGAAGGTCTACCACGCCAGACAGGCGCGGAGTGCGACCGCCCAGGTGCTGAGCGACCGCGAGGTTGTTGAAGACGTTGTAGTCATCGACCTCTTCATCCTTCCGCAGCTCGATGAGAGCGCGTGCTTCGTCACCCTGGAGGCGGTCAGCAGCCGCGTATTCCTGCACAACCTGTGCGAGGTACGCACGCTTCGCCTTCACGGTGATGAGCTGCTTGGCCTTCTGCGGGAGCGAGTCGAAGTCGAACAGCCAGACGGGATCGATGTATAGCGCAGTGCGCTGCCATCCATCACGGTTGAGCGTTCTGTCATAGAACACCACCGTGCCGTCATGCGAGTGATACAGGCGCGAGGGACGCAGCACCGTATCGACATACAGGGTGCCCTGCTGCAACGGGTGCGCGGATATCGAGAAGCTGAGGAGGTTCGGCGGGGGCGTGAACACGTTGAGCGTGGTCGTGCCATTGCTGTCGGTCCAATCGACGGTGCCCGCCGGGAGCACCTCGAAGCCGAACTCCGTGTTGAACCGCCAGCCCGCTGACTGAACCTCACGCGAGGCTTCTCGAACGAGCTGCTGTGCCACCAGAACATCGGGCCGCTGGCCAACGACGCTGGAGACCGGAGCTTCACCGCCAGAGACCAAGCACGCATTGACTGCGTCGAGCTCGGTGGTGACGAGAAGGGTGGGTGTGTATTGAGTCGTCATGGGGAGGAGGAAAAAAAGGGGAACCCCAGAGTGCTCTGAGATTCCCCTTTGGGTTTACGCGGTCTTGATTTCGACAGCCGCTTCCGGACGGAGCACACCGTGACCGACGGCGTACTTGCCGACGATCAGCGTACCCTGACGCTGGATCTGGTACTCGGCTTCCACCGCGAGGTCCATCAGCTTGACCGTGCCGACGGCGCTCTTGTGCATGACGAGAGCGGTCGAGGTGGCGAAGTTGCCACGGTAGTTCGCCGCGATCGTCGCGTCAGCCGACTGGTCGGTCGTCGGCATGTGGTTCGACTTCACGATCGGGATGCCAGCCACGCGGTAGATCTTGCCTTCCGCGACACCACCGTTCGATCCCGACGCATTGTAGTCGGCGTGAACAGCCTTCGAGGAGCTGTTGATCAGGAGGTAGTACTGGTCGGGCGTCACGAAGACGGTACGATCCGTGTCCGGAACGTCGTTCTTGTCGAGCGTCGCCGCCGCATCGAAGATCGCCTGGACGAGGGCGTCCGCGTTCGTCTTCGAGGTGGCCGACGTGATCGCCGCTCCACCGGGGAGACCCGTGATGTTCGACGCAGTACGCGCGGCGAGGTAGCCGATGCGCGCAAGGTTGCGATCCATGGTGCCCGAGAGCGCACGACCAACGTCGCGCGAATACTCCGAGCGCACGTCGTAGTGGTTCATGGCTTCGTCGATGTTGGCGATGAAGCGGTCAGCGACGAGCAGATCATCGATCGTGATCACGCGCTCGTTGTGGCCGATCTTCGTGCCGTTCAGCTCCGTGCCAGGAACGTGGTACGCAGCGGTACCCTTCCAGCTCGACGGGAACTGGGCCGACTTACCCGCGCTGATCGTCCGCACCATCGTGCGACCGAGGAACACGTTGCTCTCCGCAAAGGCGGTGAGGACTTCGCCACCGAAGACTTTGAGGAAGAGCGCGTCAACTGCGCCGGTCTGGTTCGCCTGACCGATGCGTGACGGAAGAGCGTTTGCCATTGTTCTAAGGTTCTAGTTGAGGGATGTAGAAAGCCCCCCGATCACATGACCGGAGGGCCTGGGAACTCAGGTGCTTGGCGTTACGATTGTCTCTTAGGAATCTTTGAAGTTCTTCGCGCCGAAGAGACGGACGGCGTTGTAGGCACCGTACCTGCGCCAGAAGGAGACACCTTCCTCCTTCATGATCTTCAGGAACAGTCCATCGACTTCTGCGCGGGTGTACCGCTTGGTCGAGTCAGGGAGCTGACCGCCACTCTTGTAGAGGAAGTCGTGAACGAGTGGGGCTGCGATGCTCAGCTCGAACGGAGCGATGAGCGACCACAGCCAGCGAGGGACGGACGAGAGGTCACAGTGGAATCCCTGGGGGATATTCACGTCCTCATATGAGAACGGAGTGATAGTGACCCACAGTCCCGTCGTCACCTCATAGTTGACTTCGGGGGACATCTAGTGTCGCAGACCAATGGTGTTGGAGTCAGCGAGACGCGCGGCGACCGCAGCACGATAGGCTGGATCCTTCGCGTATCTCGGGTCACGCATGGCTTCCACGATCTCCGCATTTGACGCGAACGGTTTCACCGTGTTATCGCGCGGAGTGTTGGTGCCAGGAGTACGGGTGTGTGAGGAGCCGAGCGACTTCTCATGACGTGCCGCGAGGCCGTCGATGGCGAGAGCCATCTGTGCTTCGTTGCCAGAGGTCATCATGCTGTCGTAGGCAGACTGCTCGGCTTGCGAGAGTCCACCTTCCTTCGCCCAGGTGAGCATCGACGTGAGGTTGTCCTTGCCACCCACACGCTCTGCGAGCTTGGCCGTAGCCTGCTCTGCCTGGGCCTTGATGCCCGATGCGTATGTGGTGATCTGCGCCTTCGTGAAGCCTTTGGCCTCAAGCGCCTTCAGGGTGGCCTCAGTGACCTCGCCGGACTGAATGAACTCCGACGCGGCACCGTCGAGATCGGCCTGCGTTTCAGGCGCAGGTGTCTCAGTCTTCGGCGTCTCGACCTTGGGAGTTTCAGTGGGCGTCTCGACCTTCGGAGTCTCCGTGGGCGTCTCGACCTTCGGAGTCTCGGTGGCCGGTGTCTCCGTGGGCTTGTCCTCGGAGCTTACGTCAACTCGCGTGACTGCCATTACGCTCGGGTGAGGATGTTGCCACTGACGAGCAGCTCCGCATTCGGGGGCAGCTCGATGACCGCCGACGGGGTCTCCGTGGGCGTGCCTTCAGTGACGGGCGGGGTCGTCTGGGTATCGACGTCCGGCGTGGTGTCCTTCTTCTTTGCCATGGTATCCGGTGGCTATCCAGTTGGAGCCGCTTGTGCGGCCATTGCGTTGACGACGTTCGGTGCAGCGGTCTTCGCGATCTCAGCTTGACGCTGCGCGTTGATCTCGTCCTGCACTTCCTTGTCCGATCGAACGATGCCAGTGACATCGATGCTCATGGCGGTTGCTCCGCGCTTGAAGAGGGAGCCAACGTGCAGCCACTGAGCGACAGCGTCCTGTCCAACCGTGTTCGCTACGAAGGCGACCAACGATTGCAGTCGAGTTAGATCGGTGTTGCGTCCAAGGCCTTCGAGGCCGGTGACGACCTGCGGGGCGACGGTGTCCTTCGGCAGCGTCGGGAGCTTGTTCTCCCTCTGTAGCTGCGCCATGAAGATCGTGACGAGCGGGAGCTGTAGCTCCTGCGCCAGGACACTATAGAGACCGCCGAGGGTCTGCTCTAGCTCACCTGCGAGGATGCGCCACTCTTCAGCCGTCTGACGTTCAGCGTTTCGCTGGATGCTGGCTGCGAGCAGGAAGGCCTGCTCAAGGCGCGCACGGACTTCCTCCTTCACGGAGTTGGCGACCTGGAAGTCAGCCATCTTCTCCAGTTGGAGGATCGAGACATCGCCAGCACGGCCTTCGATGATGCCCCCGTTGGGAGCGTCTTCGAGCTTCTTCTTCGAGGTGATGCCGCCGCTGTCCACCATCAGGAGGATGCGAGCTGCGACCGCAGCGAAGTCCACGATGGAGCCAGTGAGGCTCTCAAGGGTCGCGAGGTCACCGTAGTACTCCTCGACGTAGCTGCGTCCGTAGTCCTCGCCATCGATCGTGACGAAGCGAAGCGGGAGGAACGGGAGCTGGTCGAGCGGGTAGGTGCCGCGCGTGTTGGGGACGTACTTGCCTTCGAGTTCCTGGTACACGACCCAACGCTCGCCTTCGCGATACGCTCGGGTGTACAGGTCAACCTCGTTGGTCTCGGTCTTCGCCTTGTCCTCTTCGGTCGGTGCCGGGAGGAGGGCGCGTAGCTCGGGCGCGAGCGACTCTCGGGAGAGCTGCTCCTTGATCACGACTTCGAGCAGGTTGCCTTCGAGGTCTCGCGAGACCACGTAGGAGTGCAGCGAGTGGAACTTGAGCTTCCCCTGCTTCAGCACCTCGACCAGCCCGTTGCCGGTGACGATCAGATGCTTGATAGCGAGGAACAGTTGCGAGCGCGCACCGGCCTTCTCAAAGCGACTCATGACGCTCCGCTCGACCTTGCCGAGGGCGGCATCGAGTTCGGCGCGGGGGTCGTCTCCTTCGACGTTCTGCGCCAGCTCATCGAGAACCATCTCATCGAGAGCGAGCTTGAAGAACGCACCGCCGGGAGGGAACAGGGCGAGCAGGAGCTTGGCGGCGAGGTTGTTGGTGCCCCGAGCGCCGACGCTCTGGTACGTGGGTTCGAGCTTGGTGTTGACGTTCCCGCCCTTCGGGAACAGCGAGGGGATCGTCAGTGCCGCACAGGCTTCCGCGCGTTGGACATAGGAGGACCGGAGGGTCTCCATGGTCGCATAGCGGGCGGAGGCTGAGACGCTGGGTACCACGGTCTCAGGTGCAGCTTGGGTCTTCTTGCGGGCCATCCGTTACGGCCCCGGACTACGGTTCATGCGGTACTCTCCAGGGCGTTCTTGGTTTGCGCCTCGTACTCCGATCGGAGTTTCCGAACGACCGACACCTGTCCTGACCGGAAGCGGATCTCATCGGTCGAGTGCTTCAGGTCTGGGGCGCGGTCTGGGAAGAGGCGTTCGAGCCACTCCAGGATCTCCTTGGAGACGGGAGGTGGTCTTAGGTCTGATTCTGTGATCATCCAGTGGATATCCAGCCAGTTTGTCCACTTACAGGGTTAATTGTGTCAAGGGGGTCTGCGAAAAAAATCCGGCCTACCCGAGACCATCCATCTCAGGTAGACCGGAGGACTCCCCACCGTGCCTAACAGGCCGTGCGGGGAAGTTGGTACGCGAACAGGATCCAGTCCTCGAAGCGAGGCTGGCCATTGCGCGAGGGTTGGTACAGGAGCCACGTCCAGTGCATCAGGCTGCGTCCCGGTAGGGGGAGAAGACGTCCCACTTCGAGATGGCAGCAGGGGCCTCAGCGATCGAGTTGAGGCGCGGGCGTGTGGTCTTGATGGTCCGGTTCTGCGGCTGGCTGATGAGCCATGCCATGCCAGGGAACTTCTCCACGGTCTCCGCTCGATCGTCCAGCAGCACGTCGGCGCGGATCAGGGACTTGTCGCTGGCGGTGATGTAGTCGGGCTGGAAGCGACGACGCTCCAGGAACCCGTGCCGCACCAGCCAGTGGAGCTTGGCGTCAGCTGTGTTGTTGATGCATGACGTGACGAACACGCAGCGGTGTCCGATCGCGCGCAGCACGCTGATCGCATGGCGGGCGTTGGGCAGCGGGAGGATCTCGTCGTACAGGCTGGCGTCGAGCAGCTCGTAGATCTTCGAGCCACACTCTGGCTTGAGAGCCTTCGTGAGATCCCACTCGGTGAGATCCTCGGGCAGCACCGTATCGTTGAACTCCCGGTTGTAGCGGCGAAGCCACGGGCCCAGGAGATCAGCGATCGTCTCGTCCACATCCACCGCGATGGTTAGGCTTCGCATCGAGTCACCACGACTGAGTAGCGGCCGAGGTAGAGCACGAACCCACGGCTGATGCGAGCTGCGCCCCAGAGGCTGGTGCGGAATGAGTACACCCTGGCTCGGAGACCGAGGGCCTTCTTGTCGAGTCGCTTGGTCATCGAGCACCTCGCGGAATCGGAGCACCCTTCGCTTCCAGCTCCTCCTGCAACAGCGCGAGAGCGCGCCACGCCACCTTCGCGGAGTGCGTGATACCGTCCGTGTCGATGGTGCCACGCTCGATCAGATGGCGGATGATGCAGTCGGCGTGATCGCCAGACTTCCCTCGCGACCAGTGGAGATCCTGGCCGGGGTTGTGCTTGTCGTTCCCTGCCTTCGAGAGACGCGCCACTTCGGCCAGTGC